ACGAAATTTGCGCCGGTGGCGGATGTGGCGACCTCGGAGGTGCCGCCGTTGCGTGTGACTAGTCGTGCGTTCATGGATAATTATGTGGGTTGGTTGTCAAGTGGGGTGTTATTGGAAGCGGGCGGTGAAGTGGTGATAGCGGTCGCGCTTCATCCAGAAATCGTCTTGACGGTCTTCGAGGAGGCCGCGTGAGCGTGCGAAAAGGTAGTTGGCCTTGTCGTATTGGCCGTCTTCCTGCTGGGTCTCGGCAAGGGCGTGGAGTTTGGCGGGCTCGCCGAGGTAGGCGGGGATGAGTTGGCGACGCCAGTAGGAGGAATTGGTCGGGACATTGCCTGTGGAGGCGGCGGTGCAGAGGTAGCAATCGCCTGTCGATTCGTGATACACGACATCGCCTGGGGCATAGGCGGTGACGGCCGAGTAAACGGAGCTAGTGAAGACCGGAGCGGGAACGCGAAACCGCACCCACACGGGAGCAGACGGCACATGGAAATCAGAGGACAACACGGCGGCGGTGCCGGTGGATGTGTATGGGAGGTTGTTCGAGAGCTGCGAATCGTCGTCGGGGTTGTTGTCGTAAATTTCCAAAAACTCGCCGATGACGGCTTCGCCAGGCTCCTCAGCGTGGATGGTGTGCGTGGCAGGGGTGCGTTGCTCGGTGAGCGTGACATCGGGCCACGGGTAAAAATCCCACATGCTATCGAGGGCGCTTTGCAAATACTCGGCGAGGGCGGCGGATTGGCTTGTGAGCTGCGTGAGCGAGGCATCAAGGCCCATGCGGCTAATCACACCATCGCGAAGGGATTTGTAGGTGACGGCTTTCACGCGGTGGGTTGTTGCAAGGCGGGGAGCGTGCCTTGGCGGCCGATGACGGCGTTTTGTTGTTGTTGATTTTGGAACTCGAATGCCTTCATTCGCGCCTCGATCATCTTGCGGAAAATTTCGTCTTGCTGGAGGCGCTGCTGGATGGCGGGGTTCGCTTGGATAATGCCTTGGAGGACTTGGGCGCGGAGTTGGAAGTTGACGCCTTCCTGCGGCAACGGCGGCTCTGTCCCGGCGGCGATCTTGGTGTAGGCGAGCTGTTCCTCGTCGGCCTCGATCTGGGCGGCGGGGCCGGGGTCGCGAACGATGAGGTCGGCAATGTTCGGATCGACCGTGGACATAATAAACTTCACCAGCCCGGCGCGGTCGATGACTCCCATGTTGTCCATCGGCACAAGGTTTTTGGTGATGTATTCGAGCTTGATGCCGAGGAGTTCGCTATCGAGCTGCTTGGCGTCGAAAGTGACGGAGAGATCGAATTTGCCTTGGATGTCCTCGCGGTTGGCGGAAAAAGGAATGTTCTGCCCGCCCGAGACTCGGAGGATTTGGACGGGGGGCATGTATTGTTGCATGAGCTGCCAGGTCTGCGTGACGATGGCTTTGAAATCTCGGAGCCAGCGATCCACCGTGTGCTGCGTGGCAAGCTGGGCGTAGTTCGGATCGACGCCTTCTCCGGCCAGGCCGAAATATTCGTTCACATCCCGGCGGACGGCGCGTTCGATCTCGATGGTGCCTTGGTCGAAAGGCGGAGGCGGCAGCCAGCCAAACTCGTTGGCGCGGCGCTCGGGGATTTGCACGCCGGGGCCGAGGATGATGTCGAGCTTGCCCCTGTTCGCGGGCACGCGCATTGGGGGCATTATAGACACACTGGCGCGATCACTGCGGTAGTCGCGCTGGCTTTTGATTTCCTGCTGCATGGTGCCGACAATTTCGGGAATGCCCCGTGCTTCGATGAGGCACCGGCTGATGCGCTCGCGGGGGAGTTCGATAAAGGGATATTGGCCGTGCGCGTATTCGAGGATTTCTTCTTTGGCGGCGGCGTCGCTAATCGAGGAGTGGACGACGCGGCACATGAGTTTCGTAGCACCTGTCATCTCGTCCTCCTCCTTGGAGTAAATGTGCCAGAGTTCCACCATGTCGCGGTATTCCTCGAAGAGAAGGTGGTCGCGGCGGCTTGCGGATTGCTGAACGATAATCGGCCAGAGCGAGGAGCCTTTTTGGCGCTCGGCTTTCTCGACGAAATCCTCGTCGTAGCCAGCGGTGGCGATGCGCTCGCGGAGTTCTTCGCAAGTGACCATTTCGCGGCGGGCAATCCACGGGGCGCGCTGGAGGTCGTAGGTGGCGGCGGGGAAAACGATGTCGTTGAATGGCTCCAGCGCGCACCACTCCGGGCGGCTCTCGAAGACATAGGGCGTGGGGACTTCCACTTCGCCACCTTCGCGGAGCTTTTTGATATTGGCTGCGGTGCCAGCGCCGGGGGCGAATTGATCGGCGAGTTCGATGGCGGCATCCTCTTGGAGCGGGTCGAGGACAGAGCCGATGAAGGCTTCGAGCGCGGGGTCTTGCGTCTCGGCCAGCATGGCGAGGAGCGTGTCGAGGTTATAGGTCTTAATCTCGACGCGGCTGGTGGTGCGCCAGAAAACGCCCATCACGGCGAGGCCGTAGGTGGCGCGGAAGTTGAGGGCGAGTTCGAGTTCACGGCGAAGGTCGTCGGCGCAATGGGTGTAAAGCATCCACTTGAGCAAAGACTCGCTGCGTTGTTGCAAGATGCCGTCGGTGGATTCGACGGGGAGCATTTGCAGGCGGGAGGAAAAGGTAGCCGTGAGGCAAAGTTGGGTTTCGCGGTTGGAAACAAAATCGGCCAGGCGGATGCGGGCATCGCTCGCGCCTTCCCAGGGGAAGATTTTCTTGCGGTAGTTGCCGCTCCATTTGCGGCCATCGCTGGATTGGCCATCCCAATACGCCAGGCGGGTGTCGTAGTTATCGGCTCGGCGGGTGGAATACCACGACGCATCGGTGGCGGCGGTGGTGAGTTCGCGAATCCAATAGTTGAGGTCGGACTTGTCCTCGTTGTCTTTCATTAGGCGGCTTTCCCGAGGCCCGGCATGAGGATCATGGTTTTGCCGGTGCCACCGGATCTCACCACGGTCGTTGGGAAATTTTTCTTAAACCAAGTGCGGAATTCCTTGTCGCGCCAGCAGCCTGGCACCTTGGCATTCCACCAATGGTAAATCTGTGCATCGACGGACATATCGAGATACCCGATTCCATCCACGGCGTTGAGCGGGGTGGAGGCGCGGTCGGCGGCGATGGCCGCTTGGCGGGCCTCGGCGTGGATCGCTTTTTGCTCCCACTGCTCGGCGAGTTCCTGCCTCGCGCCCTCGGCGAGATCGGAGGGAATTTCGGAAAGGAGGTCTCTGAGTTCGTCGTTTGGCATAGAGCTAGAGCCGGGGGCGCGAGGGCCGCCCCCGGCTGATTAACCCAAATCAGGGTGTGGCGTAGGCGAACTTGCCGAGGACTTCGGGATTCGCGCAGGCGACGCCAAAGATGGCATCGACATAACCACGAGGACCGGCTCCATCGACAGGGAGCTTTTGCATGTTGGGTTTGCGGTTGAACCGGATTTCCACCATGTCCATATCGAGCACATAGCCACGGGCGGCTTTCTCAGCGGCGTCGTCTCCGCCCAGGTAAACGCTGGGGTGAAGGCTCAGTGTGCCGAAATCCGACTCATATATGTCGATCACGCTGCTGATCTTTTTGCTGTCGAGGGACTGCGTGAAGGTGCGAACGGAGGACATGACATTTGTGCTGCCTGCGGAGGTGCGGATGAAGCCCGAGAAGGCTTTCTTCAACGCAGTGCCGCAAACGAGGTCGTAGTTGCGACGCTGGCGGCGCACCGTGAAGATGCTTTCCATAAGGTCGATCACTTGCGACTCGGTGAGGCTGCCCGGCGCAGTCGTATTGATCGAAGCGGCTGGTGTGCGGTAAGCAGCAGGAACGGCAGTCGCGGCGTCAGACTGAGCCGAGTTGCTGATCCATGAGCCGAGGCCACGGGTTTTGTTGGCGACACCGCCGGAGGATTGGTTGCCGGAAGCCGGGACGGAATCATTGTCGGAGCCCATGACAGACTCGATGTCGATTTTCAGCTCAACGAGGGCTTTCGCAGCGGCTTTGTTGAAGGCTTGCTTTTTGCCCACGCCAGCGAGATCGGCCACATTTTCGACGAAATCATCAACCTGAAACGCCCGGCGTGCCTTCATGACACGGCCCGAGAGCAGTTCGCGGTTGGCGTGCTTGTCGGCGTAGGTTGTGACAGCCGCGTTGGCGAGAACGCCATCGGTGTTCGGGGTGTCGTAGCGGTCAACGGGCCATTGGAAAAGCACATTGGCGGGCTCTTTGCCCTTTTTGCACATGGAGAAGATCGGGGTATCGCCTGGTTCGATTAGAACCATAGCGTCGGACAGGTCTTCGTGTTGTCCTTTAACGGTGAGGATGGATGTAGCCATAATATTTTATTTTGGATTTAAGGTTTGGAGTTAGTCGTCGAGCAGGGCTGCGACGAAGGATTCGGCGGCCTCACGGCTGCCAGTTTGTTTCAAAGCGGCTAAGGCATTCGGGGCGGATTTGGCGCGGGGCGCAGCGGAAGGTTGTGGCACCTTGGGAGCGACTTTGGCCGGGGCGGCGGTTTTGGCCTTGGCCTCGGGTTTTGCGGAGTTTTTGCGAACCGCTTCGAGTTGTTGGAAGCGGAGGGCTTGGCCTCGCATGGCGTCACCGATGATGAGTTCGAGGTTCGGGAGCTTGGCCAGCGCGGGGTGGGCGCGCAGGCTTTCCTGCATGACTTTCCGCAGGGGAGCGCCCTCTTGGAAAATCTCCGGGTAGCTGTTCCGTGCTTCGGCGATGTAGGTCTCGCGTTGGGCGAAGTAGGCGCGCTTGTTTGACTCGCCGCGCACAATGGCTTTCGCCATATTCAATCGGTCGCGGAGTTGGGCGCTGGTGAACTTCTGCACGGCTCCGTTGCCCATCGGCACTTCCACTTCGCCGCCTTCGATTTCGGCTTTGGCGAGTAGGTCGGGCACATTGTCGAGAACGGTATTGGCGGCAGTGAGGCGGGCTTCGAGGGTGGCGGCATCTTGGATGTCGGCGAGCGGGTCGGCGGCATCCTGGACGATGATGGGTTGCGCTTTGGCGAGAGCTTCTTTGGTTTGGGCCAATTCGCTTTCGAGTGCGGCGGCTTGCTCCTCGGCGCTTTTGGCGCGGGCGGTGAGCTTGTCCACGCGCTTGGAGAGTTTTTGCACGGATTTTTCCGGCGCTGGCTCGGGCGCGTCCTCCTCGGGCTCCTCTTCGGATTCCTCGGTGTCGTCGGTTTCTTCGGTCGATTCCGGCTCGTCGGTCGAATCGTTGGATTCGTCGGCGGTGTCGTCGTCGGTGGTGGTGTCAATTTCTTCTGTCGGCTCGGCGTCTGTTGGCTCCTCAGGGGTTGATTCCGGGGCTGTTGGTTCATCGACGGTCGGAAGTTGAATTCCGAGCTCGTCAAGGATGTCTCCGAGTTGAATGCTTTCGTCTGCTTGTCCCATGGGATGTGGTCTCCAAGTCCTGATCCAGACCGGTGGGTTTTAGCGCCGCCCGCACATTTCCACGGGTGGCGCGGCGAGCCGGTGCAGCCCTCGCGCTGATGAGGGGACTGCCACAAGAAATCGGGCCCGCCTAGAGGGTGCTGGCGAAACGGGAGCAAACGGGGAGAAACGGGCAGAAACGGGGAGAAAATAAATTCACCAC